AACCATCATTTACCGTTGATGCAGTTATTACCTCACCATCACCAAGAACATAAACTTCTTCACCCTCCAGATGGCTTAGGTCGGAAAAGATAGTTGAAGAAACAGAATAACTTACACCACAATCAACAAAATAAGCATCTTCATAATTGTCCCCAAAATCAAAAGGCTGAAACTGCTCGATATACCTTACAGTAGAACCGTTAATAGTTCTTTTTACTACTGCCCAGACCTCATTTTCAGGGTCCCCGTTTATAACTGCAACAGATTCAAAATCTGAATCGGAAGTGCTGTCTTCAGTTACTATTCTCGACCAAGCGATAACATTCTCTTTCCGCTCATAGGAAAATACTGGCATTTCACCGTCTTCTCTGACACACCATAAAATAGGGGTTGGGGTTTTTTGAAATGCAGTATCCTTTATCCCGTCATCTGCAATATGATTTGCAAGTATAGTCATATCTGGAGCTACATAAGAATCGAGTTCCCAGTTATAAGCAAGCTCCCTCATCTTTTCTGCACCACGCTGGAAAAACAATATACTTTCATTAGCCAGAATTGCCTGCAAATCTTCACTGCCGAACGTAGATTGCTGCTTTGCCTTTGCGTTGGAAGGAGTAAGGGGTTCATCAGAAGAGCCTTCAAGCGTCCATTCTGCACCGGAAGTACCTACAACAAGTCTGTCCTTACCTATGAGCCATTCAATAACATTTACCTGCCTTGAAGATAATGTAAAATCCAGTGCCTCATCATCTTCGGCACCGGCAAGCATATTTTCATAATCTGAAGTTACCGAAGCCCATATAGTATCGGGCTGGGCAGCATTGCCGCCAAACGTGAGCCTGTCCTCGAAAAAGGTTACCGTCCTCGGCCAGCCCCTGTAATTGCTCCAGCTTCCCTCAGCCCACTTGTGGGTTGCACCAGTTGAGGCAACTGTGGTCAAAACTGTTCCGGTAGCTGTTGTGGTATTAGTAACATCAGTTATCTCAATAATGCCTATATGCTCAGTCTGGTCAGTGGAAAAATAGACACTACAGGATTCGGCAGCATCGCCTGACTTAGTTAAAATAGCCCTGTAAGACGCATCTCCATTATCCTCTGTGCCAGTAGTTGATGCGTTCCTATCATCTTTGCTAGCATAAGCGAGTACAGTTTCCCAGCCAGAAGCATTGTGAGCTGCGCCTAAAGTGTAATTTCTCTGTATTTCTAAAGTTCCAGTCCACGTTCCCTGCGTTTCAAGAGTCCATTCCGCATCTTTATAAACTATCCCACAATCCATCCAGCTTGTATTTTCGACCTGACTATTTGTATAATTATCAGTAAGCGTCTCTGAATATTCCAGTTCATCTACAGGATATACTATCTTAAACAAAGCTCCTGTCTGTGATTTGGAAGTAGCAGCAGAGCCACTTGGTTCGTGGCCCGCTGTTGTTCCGTCAACAAAGGGAGCATGACCGGTAGCCGTGAGAGTTACAGAACCTGATACAGCAGAAACAGACAAAATCTTGGTTTCGTTTGTATTCATTTTCCTGAAAGGGCCGTTCTCGATTCCAATAGCATCTAATGACCATATAGCATTGCTGGTTCTTGACAATTTCCTTGTTTCATAGTCAGGATGAGTGATATACAATACGTCGGCAGACTGCTCATATTTTAACTCGAAAAGGTCGTCTGTAAGATATGGCGTGTCTATCTCATAAATTGCTGTTCCGGTAGTAATCAGTGCCGCTATCTCGTTTTCAGTAAGCTCCTTATCAAATACGGCGATGTTATCAACTTTACCGCCCCAATCGGCTGAGCCTGTATCGTAAAACTCCAGTTCGGCACAAGTTATAGCTCTATCAGCACCACTATCGTGGGTAATCTTTATTCTGTGATACCTATATGCTGTAGTAGATGCACAAGACAAATTTTCTGCTTTCATAATACCCGTAGCGTCAGTAACAGAACTTGCACAACTAAGACTCGTCCAACTTGAGTTATCTGATGAACCATATAATTCTATCAATACTGTTGGGTCATCAACATTGATAAAACCATCATCACTCGAACCCCAAATCTTAAAACCAGTTAATATTTTAGTATTTCCACTTCCCCAATCTTTACCAATATATACAGGGCCATCAGCACCAGGCGAAGTATTAGCAGCACCCTCACTTTGGATTTCCGTTTTGGCACCATTAAACGCCGCCTCAAGACCGCCACCTCCGGTCATATCGCCAATTATTGTGCCTTCACTTGCTACACACATTACCTGGCTGGCATCGTTCCAGGTTCCAACAGAAAGCCTTGCCCCCTGGTCTTCCATCGCATCGTAACTGTCATTATTAACAACAGCAACATTCTGTGCTACCCAGTTTACATATAAGGTTATTCCATTGGCTGCATTAGCACCCCCTGTACCATTATAAGTTGCAACTATGTAATACCAGGTATTATTAGACAGGGTATCATTGGTAGTAACGCTACACGAAGCATAAGCACTTTCGTCGTAAAGCTCCATTACTACCTGGTCGCTGGAATTTACATATAACCGCCATTCCCTGTCATCGTTTTTATACTTAGTTATAAGCTGCTGGTCTGTTGCAGGCGTAGTAGAATAATACACCCACGCCTGAACAGAAAACGGGCTATCATCAGAGCCATCCCCGAAAGTCCAATCAGCATGGTCAGCAACATAAAAGTATGCAGTGGAATTTAGATTAAAAGCCTCTGCCGAAATTCCCGCTGCATCAGTAGTATCTATTGTACTGGTATTTACGCTTGCAGTAGCGTCGTGGTCTGCGGAATCGCCGGTATCTGTAACGGTAGTATTCGCTGCATTGTCATCGCATTTCCATTGGGCTACGACATTAGCACCGTGGTCAGTCAAATCCTCGTCGCCCAAATTAGCATATATAACAGCGCCATCAGTATAAAACCTCATATACTGATTACCAACTTCAATAATATAAGACTGCTCTGTAGAATACTCAAATGGAATGATTCTCGTAGCCGAAGAAGAGTCTTTTACCTCTGCAATGTACTTTGTACCAGGCCTCTTCATAACCCCGCCCTGCGGCAAAGGTATCATATTCTCCAATATAGAACAGCCAGATTGGTATTTTTTCAGGTCTTCCCTCGCTGTAAAATAAGGAGACAATTCTCCAGCATTAAACGAATTGAGTATTCTATAGGGATTTTCAGCATACAAAGGAACCGACAGCAATAAAATTATAAATAATACCTTACGCATATCAACTCCTCTTGCTTATCCACGTCTCCGTTTTCATAGTCATTATTCCACCTTCTTTAGCGTCAAACGAACGGGCAAGGTCAAGATAACCTGTAATTCTCGGCCCGCCATAAAGCATACTTTGTAAATTCATTGCAGCATTTTCATTCTGTTTTATAGGAGCAGCCAACATTCGGGCGAGGTTAATAATAAAACACTGCTTGGCATAAACAGGCCAGGAAGAATAAGTCGTATGCTGATAAATATATTCGACCTCAAGATATTCATAATCACCCGATTGAGATGTCCAGTATGTGGCCGTATCAGCACCTACTCCAGGTTCATCATCTGCATCGCCAGAAGTATGTGCCGTTGCACACAAATAAGTTACATCATTATTTGAAATCATCTCTCCTGCAAGATATGCTGTCGCAGTAGCCCAGTCATCAGGAGTTTCACCTTCGTCAGTAAGAATAGAATTGCCCTCAACTTCAAATTTTGCATCTGGTGTCTGTGAAATCTGCAATACGTTGATACAATCTGAAGGTTTAGTAAAAGCATTATCCCAACCCCACAAAGGGTCTGTGGTTTGAATTGCATTAGCCCTTTTTTTGGCGAAATTCCACCTGTGTGAAGCAAGTATCTCATCTCTTGCGTCTGCAAAAAAAGTTGAACAATAGGTATGGTTTTGGCTTGTACCATTAACTTCTATCGAAGCAGCACCAAGTAAAGCTAAAGCCTGATTACAGATAGCCACATTTGCAGTAGTATCAATTTCAGCCATACCAAATCCCTTAAATAAACCATAATAATATTAAAAATATGACAAATGTAATAAGCCAGGCTATATTCTTGCCGTTAGTCTGCATATACTTGGCAAACTTGCCTTTTGCTTTAGAGCGATGTATTTTTTTCATTTTTTAAACTTTACTTTCATTTACTTTTTTACGTTCTTCATTACTTTAAGACTATATTTAGCTTCCTTATTATCAGGACAAATTCTAAGTACTTCTTCAAAATACTCTTTTGCTTCTTTAAATTTTTTTTGATAATAGCAGGAAACACCCTTACCATATATTACCGGCACACAACCTGGGTTGTACTTGTAAGCTCTCTCTAAATAGACACAGGCTATTACCTTATTACCCATTCTATATTGGGCATCAGCAGCCCACCAGTCATAAGGAATACCTGAATAGGTAAGAGGTGTAAATACGGAATAGCCCCGCGTGCATAACAATTGATATTGAGGTAAATTATTGAAATTGTTCTTCATCTTTCTATACCAGCAGGATGACCTTAAATAGAAACAAAGAACTACAAGAAATAAAGTCAAAGGTATTAGCAAACTCTTAAAGCACTTAATTTTGTCTTTTCTCTCACAAGCCAGAATAAAAAACAGTATTATTATTAGAGATGAAAAAGGTCTTTCTCTCAGAGCTGCAAAAAAAGCTACTGCCATATAACCTGAAATGGCAATAATAAGATAAATAGCTTTCTTTTTATATGCAGAGCACAAAGCTACAATGAACATTCCCAGATAACCTATAATTCCAAGAAAACCTGTTTCCACCCATACCCACAGAAAATCGTTATGAGGAAACCTAAACATTGTCTTTTCAAAGGCATCGGGAAAATTTATATCCGGTGCATATTTTGGGAACAACAACCACCAATTACCTGCGCCAACACCAAAAGGATGATGCCATATCATTTTAAGCGTAGGAATCCACTGCTCTATTCTGTGATTGAAACTTTCAAAATTGCACATCTGCAACTGTGAAAAGCCTATACCGCCAATTACACAAACTACTACTGCATACCATCTAACCTTTTTATTTAACAGACTAAGAACTATAACCATAACAAAAAGGGCAAGTACACCTGAACGTGAGCCGAGTAGAATTATATTAGCTATCATCGACAACATTACAGGAATGGCAACTATTCGCCAGAACTTTTTTTCTATTGCATAATAGCAGAACGGTATTACAACAAAATGTGCAGTAGCCCAGTAATTTTTCTGCCTCATCAGACCCGACATACCTTCAAATTGCCAGAATCCAAGCGACTCGCTTTGTCGGAAAAATTCCCACCAAAAATATGCAGTAAAAACAATACCTAAAAATATCATAGTTTTGGCAAGTAATTTCTCATCTATTATAAGCACAGACAATAAAGTAATCATCAGGAACGCCCGCAATGTCCAGTACAGCCATTCGGCTTTGTTCACTGCGAACGCTCCTGACAATAGAACTGATACAACAAACATACAGGCAAAAATATGGATACTACCAACCCTAAACTCCTTGCTGCAAATAACCATAGCCATTGCTGCCAGACAAAGCACAATAAATCTTATAGCCATCGGTTGGTCAAATGCGGGCAAGTACAAAACCGTACCACACAATACAACGGTTATTAAAAATATCCACTTTTTTATATTTGCCATTAGTCGGCAACTCCTGATGCAACATAATCATCGGTATTAGGATTATCACCAAACATACCAGCGTGCAAACCTTCAAACTCATCGCCGTCGCTGATACCAATCTGGTTACCAACAAAAGTACAATCATCCGCAACACGCATACTTTTTGCGTTTGCAGTACTTACAAAGGTATTATTGAGGAAAAGTCCCGATGTTTCATCGGCAAACTTAATGACTTCTCTATCGCCTATAGTATTATCCCCAGTCATAGTTCCGCCGTAAAGAACATTGTCCTCAACCCATACATCGTCTGCCTCTTTGCTGTTGTAAAGCCACGCGTGTACTTTTCCTATCATCTTGTAGTCTTTTATTGTGATGCCTGAGACTGTACTGAAAGAAATTCCCGAACAGACTACATCGTCAACGTCAGCACCGGCAACGAGCTTATTTCTCAAGATATAACCATCATCTGCATGTTCAAAAATGTCGATGAAAGTTGGCGGCATAAAACCTGAAGCAACTTCAAAAACACAGTCTGCTATCTCAAATCCATCCGAACTTGCATCACAGACCATAAGGTCTTGCACCCCTGAAGTTACATAAATCTTTATACCGGAAATACAACAATTAGCCGCTGATATGTACGGCCCCGTTATTTGGCTTACGATAGCTCCACCGGTCAGAGTAAGAGTCGGCATTAAACTACCACGACCAAAACCCCTAACTGTAACCCCCGCTACATCCATTGCAATAGCAGATACAGTAGTAATAGTTTCTGCATGACCTGGTGCAATATAAATAACATCTCCAGCATTGGCAGTACAAAGATTTATCGCCTCATCTAAAGTATCCGTTGCTGTTTCCCACGATTTTCCGTCTTCAGTTCCGGTTGTTTCACCACTGTCGCAGTAGAAAATATTGCCACTTGAGCCATAAAGCTGGTCATGCATAAGATTAAGCAAAGCCATGATGTTATCATCTCTGCCAGTTCCCGCTCTTGGCCCCGTAAAAGAGCCTCGTTCATCTCTGTCGCTTGACCTTGGAACACCATAAGCTATAGAAACGAGACACAAAAGTAAACAAATTATAAGTAACTTTCTCATGTTTTATATCTCCTTTCTTTACTCTAAACAAAGGTCAATAATCGCGGTTTCGGCGTTGGCAGATGCCCTTATACAGTAACCAAGAAGCGTATCGCCCTCGGCGGCTACATCCATCAAACAGCACTGCCCAGCCACATTATGTCCAGCAGATACCATATCACCGACAACAATAGTATCTGTACTGTCCTTGGTAACAGGACAGGGGCCTCTGGTTTGCGCCCAGAAGAAGTAATTAGCTGGTACTGCAACAAGATTAACGCCTACACGTGCTCCTGTAGGGTCAGTTGGAAGAACAATTACATCTTTCCACTTATTCTTGGTAAGAGTAATATTGGAAGTTGTTGCGGTTGCAACGCGAATACCGCCAGCATCAGCAATATAACACTTGATATCATAACCAGAGGTGGCATTGGCAACTCCAGCATCATTATCTCTAATGATATATAGTTCATCACCGCCAGTACCCTGCTCTACGGTCAAATAACCATCAATGAACTCGTGAGCAGATGCAGTAGATGCACAGGTTACAGTAAAAATCTTGTCCCCAATGGCAGCAGCATTTCCGTTAGTCTGAAGTTCATCCTGCCAGTTAGCAGTACCTGCTGCTGATTGATTTACTAATGCCTTCGTAAGTGCCACAGCCCCATTTTCGCAATATCGCCATTTGCGACCATCGCGAGATTCGGCAAGAGCGCCTAACGGAAATTTCTTTGTAGAAGTTGCGTGAAATATATCACAGTCAGAATGCAGCTTTTCAGCTTTAATCCGCCATTGTGTATGATTCGGAACTGCGCTCGAACCCCAAAATAAATTGTCATAACTCATAATTTTTTCCTTAAAAAATGCGACAAACAGCCGTAAAAATTGTAATTACTCTACACATTCGATTTTGATAACCTTATCTTCGTCGAATCGCATAGCGCCAATGTTAATCTTGGCATAAACCCTCTGGCCATAAGACAACGTGCTTTCCTCGGTAATCCTGAGAGTAAGTTCATCAGCTATAGCAAGAAGTATTCCATCCTGCGCCCAAGCCCAACATTCACAAACATTGGTATCAGCATCAACATCGTTATTTGAACCAGTTTCTATAAGGTCTGTAACTATCCAGTTAAATCCCATCCAGTTGCGTATAATTTTGCCGGTAGTAAGAGGCTTGTCGCCATTGTAATCAATATTGACATACTCTTCCTGACCAAACAGATTTGTTGCCTGTCGTGGTGAAATTGCACACCACTTAGGAATATCCTCACTTACGTTGTTGTAAGAAAAATATTCGAGAGCAAGTTCAATCTTCTCAGTAGTCATTCCAGTATCAGCAGCATTGCAATTACCGGAAGAACAGTCATGTGCAATAGTTCTACCTGTGTCCTTGCCCGTGTACTTGGTATTTCCGTTCTGAGATGACCAAGTTATAGTACTTCCACGCCTTCTGCCTGAATAAACAGTACCCTCAAAAGCGTTAAAAATAACCTGGTCAAACTGACGATTTATTGCCCTTTTGAAAGCAGTTACAAACTCGCCGGTAGGTGCAAGTTTTATCGATAGGTCGTCGTCCTTATCATAAAGTACAGATTGATGATAAGGCGTAGTTGTTACCCACCGCCTCTGAGTTGATGGGTCAAGGGTTGGAGTATCAGGATTTCTTCCTTCTTTTTCCTGTAATGTAAAGGCGTCCATCATATCAAAGGCTCTGTCTTCCGCTGCGGTCAATCCCGGAACAACTTTGACAGCCTGCCTGAACTTGGACTCCTTTTGCTGGCATACGTGATACAGGTCGTCGTAAAACTCATCAACAAACCAGTTCGGTATGCCCTGATTTAATTTAATTGACATTGACATTCCTTTCCAAAAAAATCAAAAATAGTTATTCAACATTTGTTTCTCGGAAAGGTAATCCTTAATGGGGCTTTCCTGCTGTTTTACGTCCGGCTGAGACGACACTACTTTAGTGCAAGCACTGCGGCCTTTTCAGGGTAATGCAGCCAGTTTTTAAGCTGGAAATTGTTTATATAACTCGTGTTTCCTTTCTAATAAATTCTTGTATTCAGTGTCAGTGCTGTAGTTAATTGGGTCTTCTTTTTCGATTTTTGCCATTTTGATTCGTATATCCGCTATTTGTGTTTTCAGATTGGAAGCTGTATTGGATGGGGTAGATGTAAGACCCTTTATTGTATCTTCGCTCATAGCTTCTGCTATATTATCGAGAAACTTAGCCATTTTTGGAGAGTTTTGGGCATTAAACTCTGCTATTGCTTCTTCACCGCCATATTTTCTCAATAAAGCATTTGCTCTTAAAACCCTATTATCGTAACCGTCGAGCCATTCCTTCTTTAGTTCCGCCATTGCTGCCTCTTTGGCTTCTTTTAATTGTTCCTCATGGGCTATATCAAAAGCTTCGATGGCCTTAGCAGAATCTGAAAAATAATAGTCCATAGTTTCTTTGAACTGACTGTTAGTGAACCACTGTTCATGCGCAAATTTCCTAAACCCATCAATTCTTGCATCATCAATGAGCATTTTGGTTTTATGCTCATCTGATATCTCGTATTCGTACTTATCAGGACTTTCAGGCACACCCAAAGCCTTACGGAAACTTGCTTTTACCTCATCAGAAGAATCCTCTCTCGGTATCTCAACGAGAGACTCAGGGTCTTTGCCAAGTTTTCTTTTAGTGTTAACAAAAGACTTAACAAGGTCATCTAAGTTTTTAACTCTTGACAAAGTAGGTTTGTCATCCTCATCATATTTATCAAACCAATTCTCAACAAAACTGCCATCAGGATTTACAATGCCTGTTTTTGTTGCTGTATTTGTATCTGTTGGTGTATTTGTATCTGTTGGTGTATTTGTTTCTGTTGGTGTATTTGTTTCTGTTGCTGTATTTGCACCTGTTCCATTATTATCCATATCCATATCTCCTACTTAGAATATTTCTGCTCAATCGGTTCTTTTATTTCTTCATAATCCCAATCACCTGGAATCGGCTCTCTGTTAGCTCTGAAACCTGCCTGTTTTAATTGTTTTTCAGTCAAAGGTTCACCCCAGTTCAATCGTTCAGGCTGATACCTTCTGCGATAAAATTTAGGTCGCTTCCTGTAATCCTCAAACGTAGCCCTGCGTTTTGGCTTTTCTTCGGATTCGACTACAGGCAAAAGTTCTTTGCCATCAAGTTTTCTACATTTACCACTACAATACTCTTCATCATACCAACCAATCTCCGCCTTTTTTTCTGCTCCACAATACCTACATTTCATTATCTAACTCCTTACCTAAATTCTTTTCTAAAAGCATGTGTATGGCGACAGCCACACTTCTTTTACCTGAATTGTATGCGTGTTTATACGAATCAGGATGAAAAACATCATCTCTATACCCGCACAACATATCTATCTGTTCAAGTACAAAATCACCGTCAGGAACTTTAAAAAAGTTCTGAAATCTTACTCCATCTTTAATCTGTTTTTTGACTTCTTTATCAGGCGGCATTCATAATTCCTTCTGTAATAGAACCTTCTTCCGGTTTGATTGACAGATTTTTCGCAGCTTTACTCAAATCAGGTAATTGCTGCATTAGTGCCTGCTGCTGTATTTGCTGTTCTCTTGCCAGTCTCTCATTTTCTACTCTTTCCAAATTCTTCAGCCATGTTGCAGGAACACCCCTGTTTCTTGATGACTCTCTGAATGCTACATCAGTATCGAGATTGTCAAAATGGTTAGATATCCCAGCCAGAGGAGCCCACTCAAGAAGAAGCTGGGCTAAACCTTCGGTTTCAAGAGTTCTAAGGGCAAGAGCAAGACGGCCAAGATACATAACACTGAATTCCTTCTCAGACAATTCAGGTGGCATTTGAGGTAACAAGCCTTTTCTATGAAAAATACCTATCATTCTATGTATCATCGGGTTGAAAAGCTCGCTTTGAAGCCTTCCGATAATAGGTGTAAGGAACCTCAGCTTTTGCTCTATTCTCGCCATAACCTCAGTAGCTGTCATATTCTGGCGGTCAATGAGAGGGTCGAACATATCAAGATAAAATCCCTTCTGAATAGAATGCTGAACCGAAAGAATGGCCTCTTCCATCTGCTGCAAATTACCTTTGAATTCCCAGTATTCCGGCCTTTCGCCACCAGGCTGATAAAAGATAACACCACCAGGTTTGGTAGCCAAAGGCCAGATAGAATTGTCATTAGGAAGCAATACAGGAGGGTCAACCTGCTTTTCCCAGCCTTTCACTCTGGTCTTTTGCATAACATTGACCATCTTAGTGTCAGGCAGTTTCTTCATCATCGGACTTCTGCCGTATTTTTCGTAAGCATCTTTATCAAACCTACTAATAAGATATGGAAGTTCAGGATAACCGCTTTCTTTAATTATCTTTTTGTCTTCTCTTGATACGTAAATACTGGCAATAGCCATATTGACAGGGTCATCTTTGAAAGGGTCCCTCTCTTTTCTTGGAAATACAGCATGGATAAATTTAAACTTCTTATCCCTGTGTTCAAAATTGTCGTAGGCTTCTTTTATTTTCCCAGTAAGATTGTCGTATCCAAACTCCTGAACTGCCTGGCGTGCCGTAAATTCAAATGTCCTAAAAACCGTATCAATATTACCATCAAAATCACAATCGATATAAATCGAAGCCATAAAGTGATTGACAAAGTTTATTGGAATTTTCTTGCCTTCTTCAACACTAAGACATGCAGTACCAAAACAACCCAAAGATTTTAAATGTTCGTAAAAAGACTGTCGAAAATTGCTACTGATAAGATATTTGTGAAGTAATGTGGTAGTCTTCTCACACCACTGCTTACAATCATCATTATCAAGCAATTCTGGGTCGTCAGGTTCGATTACAAATGCCCTGCCGTCAGTAGGAAACATATAAGAGTATAATCCCGCCGCAAGCTGGATATTGGACTCTTCGGCTGTAGTATCATACAAATCAACTGTAGCAGTTTGACCGGCAGCCTTCTTCGTGGTTATCTGATTATTCTGAGGCATGCCGTAATCTGCACAGTCCTGCCACTGACTTTCCCAGTTAACACGCTCTTCCTCAAATCTCTCCTGCCTCTTGATAATATCATTTACATCCATTTTTTTATCCAAGAGTAGTATTCAAAATATTTTCGCTACGCTCTTTCATCATTCTGCCAGCAAGAATAGTTGATTCTCTGCCGGTAGCTCCCGCTCTACGCCTTACCTTCTTTTTGGCCTCATCCTCTTCTCTGCCCATTATTGGTGTAGGCAAAGGAGATGGCTCTGGAGGAGGAGGAGTTATTTTTGGAGAACCACCACCACCAGTCATCGCAAACTCCTTTCTATCTTTAAAATCCTGCCTTTCAGGTTATCTAAAGTCGTCATAATATACGCCAGTTCCCTCGGAGCTATTCCAGGCGGGCCAATATTACCTTTCTCACCCTTAGGGCCTTGAACACTCTTGCCATTCAATCCATTTGCGCCAGGTTCACCTTTGACGCCCTGAGGGCCGGTATCCCCCTTTTCTCCCTTCTTACCTCTGGGACCTACAAGGCCAATATCTCCCTTTTCGCCCCTGTCGCCCTTATCGCCTTTTGGCCCTTTAACAAAATTACCCTTATCACCTTTATCACCCTTATCACCTTTTTCGCCCTTATCACCTTTTTCGCCCTTAGGGCCTCTATCTCCGACATCTCCCTTGTCTCCCTTCTCACCTCTGGGGCCTTGAGGCCCTTCAGGCCCCCTGTCGCCCTTATGACCTCTGGGGCCTTGAATACCAGGGTCGCCCTGAGCAGCAATCTCTATTTTTCCCCCATTATCACCGACAAGATAAAGCCCTTCCTGCTTTACAACTATTCTCTGAACGAGCTTCTCTGCAACTTTCTCGGCAACAAGTTCGTTAATATCCCTTTTGTGCTTCTGCTTTTCCATAATACAATGTCCTTTTTTAGTTCTTTTAAGGGGCAATAAAAAAAGAGCAAAGTTAGTGAGTTGGCACCAACTTGCCCTTTTATTATTCTCACGCTAACCTATACCCGTCGGTTTCGGTCAGACCCCTTATTCAATTGTCAGTAATATTACCCGCTTTTAAGCCATTCAATTTCCTCTTTACGATACTCGCCGTGTCCTATTACGACCGTACCCTCTTTTATAATTACATTGTCACCTACGAGAATAACAGTAGGCGTTCCAAGATATAAACCCGAACTGGCGGGAGTTTCAGTCATTGTGCCGTTAACCTGCCTCACCGCGCCAGCAGGAGTATAAACATTAAACTTTATAGTCTTGCCTATAGAATATCCAAAATTTATTGTTGCCACCTATATCCTCTTGTAATCCACACCAATAGTAGACGAATCCAAATCGGAAGCTATAATAAGAATCCTGCTGTAACAGTGAGTATTCAGAACATAACTCGCAAAAGTATTATTAGCCTGACTTATTTCATTAGGTCTTGACATCCACGCCTCATTAGCCGGAATAATAATGTCGTGAAAATGATAACTGCCGTAATTCTGAGTACCGACTACTATTGTTAATTGGGCAAAATGCCTGTAATGGTCTTCTCCGGCCTCAGCATACAACTCAACAATATCATCAACATTCTCAGCACCATCACTGTAAAACCTCAACTCCATAGCTACCCAGCCCTGCGGTATATCAATAAGAACCTTTTTGGCATCCGCCAAAGTCTTTATTGCCGAATGACTCAAAGCGGTTGCGCCAAGCAATGCCTGCTGGGTCGTTATCGTTCCACCAGACCGCCATACCTGCTGGGCAAGATAATTTTCAGTGTATTGCTGTCTCATTTCTGCTACTTAGGTATTCTTTAACCTTACCTTTATACTTAAACTTTTTTCTCATATTTTTCATATCTCTATAGGGTTATATTTATTCCACTTTTCTTCCATCGACATTTTAGGATAATAGTCCTGCTCTACTATATGTCCACACTCACAATATACACGCGCGTCAAAATCACCATGACCACGAGTTACACTACCAACTTCAGGCTGAAGGCCGCAAATACACGGATTTAATAATGTCTCATCCACTCCAAATCTCTCTGCATCTGTTCTGTAATTGGGTTCCATTTCTCTATTTCTCCTATAATCTGTATTTCATGTCCTGCATCACAGGTCTTCTGTTCAAAGTTTCCGATGTCGCTATTGGACTTATCTTCTTGCACGCTAAATAAAAATAGTTCAAAGCATTTCTATAATGGTCTTGCTTATCACCGATTTTCCTATAGCGATATATCTTTTCACCAGTTCTCAGGTTCTCTTCCAATACCTTAGCTGCACACGTCATCTGATGAGCGAAAACCTTTATCTCCTCACAAACACGTGGTATCATCAACTTGCCAGGTGAAACTATTAGCGAATGAGTAGCATTAAATGCCTCCGTCCGGTTGACTACTACCATCTTTGTATCTTGATTCCACTGGTCGAAAGTCTTTATATGCTCAGAATAATTGCACAAATAAACAGTATAAGACTCTCTCCTCTGGAACTCCCTCGATGCGTGTATCTCCGGCATTGCATCACCAACACCACATTTAATGTTGTATCTCGACAATAAATCGTGTAATGCGTCAAAATCGGGAACTCTGGCAACCCTGACTATCCTATACCTGTTACCCGCTATCCTATGACCTATAATAACATTTATTACCTTACCAACGTCCCATCCAGCTGCACAGGGGCCTTTATGCGAATATGCCATAGGGTCGCCACAGCAACATGCATAAATATCACTCTCCGAAAGCCTGTCCTCAGATGAAACAAACGGTAAACCCAAAACCGTCCTGTGAAATTCAGCCTCCGTTGTGTTATATGCCTCTGGGTCAGAATATTCCTTCAATACCTGAGCCAAATTTCTGTTAGGATTCAATAACTGACTCACCCAATAGCCCACAATGTCGCTTTTCGGTGAATCCGGCACCCATTGACCCCTCGAACGGTCTAAATAATCCCCGCAATGAATACATCTTGGGTATCCAACCCCATCTTTCAAGCCTATACAATTAGGAAATTCGCTCTCCATACATGTATATTTTCCGCAAGACTGACAGGCTATTATCCAACGCCTCATATCTGACTTCGAATACAATAAATCCACCCCGTCGTCAGGTAATTTAGGCGTTCCTAAGTCAGTTCTGCGACATATTTTAGAATTGCCGAGCCTCTGATTGACCTGAGCTGCCATTATCGGGTCGCATGCATCCCGCTCGTCAAGCAAAATCCAATCCGCAGGGGTACTCCTGACAGCATTAGAATCCTTTTCATGACCTCCTACCCTAATAGTCGCACTCAAACCAAAAAAATTCACGTTTATACTCCCTATCCGGCGAACAGCTGTAGCATTTATATCATTGCAACATCTCCTTATAATATCATTGTCCGATATAAATGGCTTAAAACGCGTTGCACTAAAATGCTCAACCGCCTTCTGAGATGGAAAATAATAAATTATGCCCTGAGGATAATGACCAAACATAGCACCATGTGATATCTCTATCACCTTAGCCATTGTTACGCCTATCTGACTGCCCTTCCGTATAACCTCATTAGTCTTTACCTTGCCATCCTCCGTAACAGGACGCATTAACTCTATCTGGTAACCCCTACCCTCCACTAAAAAAGGACGACCATCGACCAATAACTCATTGACCATAGCCCAATAAGGAGCATCCTTCTTAACATTCGCATCTATACTCAGTTCCAAAACCACTCCCCAGACAATATCTTATCCCTTACATCAAACGAATACTTGTACATTTCACCTATCGTTATACAACGACCGCGAACCAATAAAGTGTTCAAATAAACCCTAAATGACTTAGCCTCACCTGACACTATGCCAGCATCTGAATGACCCAAAAATACCTTACAACCATTAACCATCACCCCAGTATCAGATATTACCATTCCTGGCTTAATAGAACGACGTAATTTGCGAATGTTACCCATAATATTAGAAATACTTATAATACTATTAGTTTTACTAATAACTATAAATAAAACGACTCCTTTAGGGGTATACCCTTATAAAGTAAGTATTTAACGCAGAGGCAAAGCTTTGGTTATCATAACCCAATCTTCATTAGCACGATGACGCAGCACTTGAATACCCCAAACGTGCATAGGCATACCGGAGGGTTCACGGTATAAACCGCTATCAACCCAGTATCGTCGTTTTTGCCTATCTATTGCCATAAATGCTAAATAGTCTTTTTCCTGCTATGTATCTGTAATATAACAACTTATATAAATCCGCTCTTAAAATAAATTTGAAATGTTATATCGTGAGTA